TCCTTGATAATTTTATAGATAGCTCTATAATATGATTTTCTATTTATTTATAAGTATGTTCATTTAGACATTTTCAAGGAATTTTCTTTGCATTTCGTGAATTTCATCTGGAGATTTGGATGCTGCTGCAAACCATATTTCGTCAGTTGTTATTACTGGGGCTTCGTGTTCAGGGATGCCCCTATCAACAATACCAAACGGAGTGAGATTTTCTTCAATCTGTTTGAACTGTTCCTCATATAGGGCTTTTCTTAAATTACTATCAGTTAAGTCTTTAAAGAATGCCTCATTCGTTGCCCATGAAAACAGTACAAGAGTCATAACCAAATCGTCATGATAACCCTCATCTGCTTTATGTGTACCACGAACTTCAATAAACGTAGAAATTTCGTTTATAATATCTGGATCATGAATTAATAGTTTTGTGCCCTCAACTAAACTCTTAAACGATGTACATCCCAATCGTTTAACTTGCTTAGTTGTTCTTACACCGAGGGTTGCCCCATTCGAAAATCCGCCGGACAAATATTGTCCCGATTTGCTGTTATTTCCGACAAAGAATACATTTTCATATTCTAAGTCCATGTATAGTGTATCGGCCACTTGCTGACCGTTATCATTAATCTCAACTAAGCAATAAGCCTTGTTGTAATCTTTTGCTACTTTATATATTATATTTGGAAAAAGCAAAGGGCTTATCTTATTGTTTCTATACTTGGCAACTACGGAATAGGGATAGGCTGTAATATCTATTACCGAAAATGCTGAGTAATCTCCCCCTACTCCCCTAGATGTATCAGCTACAAGCATGTACACTTTATCTTCTTCTGGTTCTTCAAATACATCCAACCCATCTTTACTATAGATATACGGTTTAACCGACATTCTACCAATTGTGTCAGGATTAACTAGGGTATTAGAAGATCCAAGGAATCTACATAAAACTTCTTGGTTGAACTTGAGTTCTCCCAACATAGCTTTTTGTTCTGCCGCCCATTTCTCATCTCTACCAGGAATTCTACTATATGGAATAAACAACGGCACAAAACCGTTCAATCCTTGCTCAGCTTCATTCCAGAATTTCCAGAAATGGTTGTAACCTAGCGGGGTAGATGTTAATAGAATCTTTGTGGTATTACCAGCAGAAATTGTTGGATAAACAGATGTAAAGAAATCTTCTGCAACATTATTTGGAATAATAGCTGCTTCGTCAATATACAACCAGTTTACAGATTTACCTCGAATACCAGATGAGCTTGTTGCTGCGGTAAACACTTTAGAACCATTCTCAAGTTCAATGTCACCTTTGTTAAATGTCTTTACACCTTGTTGCATCCATATAGGAAGCATCTCATACATTAGTTCATAACGAGAAAGTACTTCTCGAGCAGCTGAAGATTTATTTGCTAAAATAGCAACTGTCTTATTTTCCTGAAATAGTGTGTACCAAAGAATACAAGCAGCAGATGTAATTGTCTTACCCTGTTGTCGACCTTCCATCAGAATAACTTTACGATTATTAAGTATAATGTCTACTTTTTCTTTTTGGCAATCGTATAATTTAAATGGAATTAAACCTTTATCCAGAGAAACAATTTTACAATAATTCTCAATAAAGTAGATAGGATTCTGACCGCATTTTATAATTTCTTTTACTTGTTCTGCGGAATATGAAATAACCGTACCAATCTGTTTTAGATTGGGGTTACCATTATATGATAATTTTTTATTGGTCGATGATGTTGTCATCTTTTTTACCTAATAATTTCATTAGTTCGCTAGTAGAACCTGCGAACACTACATTATTTTGAGTGCCAATTTGTACAGGATCATCTGCCTGTAACTCCTTGACTTGTTTCTGCAATCCCATTAGATCTTTTGATACATCCGACAAAGTTTTAATAAATTGTCCTGCGACCTCATAGCTTCTAGGATGTTCTGAATTTTTGGACAATGTGATTAATTCTTCCAGAGTATCTTCGCCTTTCAACAACAATTTTCGCATGGTTTGTCTGGCCAATTGATAATCGTCTTCTTGATCCATTGATTTTGTTGTATTAAAATTTTCAGGCATTGAAGGCAAATTTTTATTTTCAGATTCATCCATAGGATTAATGTTAAAAATGTCATTCAAATTTTCTATATTTTTCATAATTAAAAGTCTTCAAAATTTTCAAGATATCCAAATGAATCTGTTACGTTTGCAGTAACAGGTTTAGTCTGCACTGTTATAATTTGCTGTTGGGTGGCAAGCTCTTTATCATTAAATATATTGGATATAGTTTTTCTAATGATACCTTGTTTGCTTACAGGTCCGTAGAAATTAAGTTTTACCACAAAACTTAGTGTCCAAATAATAGATCTTCTTGTTGTAAGATCGCCTTCGTAATCATCTTCAAACCCAATTGAAGATAAAATTATTGGCATATCATTTTTAATGTCAAGGTCAGGAACAGCTTTAATAGTTAAGTTATAGTCAGGATTAAAATAAGGTAAAATTTGTTCTATAATCTGCAAACCGTCGTCTTGATTCTTTGCGTAAATATAAAGCAATACGTTTATATTATACGGAGTAGGAGCATATTGTGCGTTTGCTGCAGTTGAACTATTAATTGTTCTTGATTGCTGAATAGGACTTACTTTCCTATTAGGATCATAATCAAGCGATATCATTTCAAATCCCATTCTAGGCAAAAGAACTTGAACATTCTGTGTGTCTACATTGGGTTGTTGTCTTATCTTAGTTAAGAATTTTTGTTTAGGAGAATACGATAAAGGAACTTTTTGTAGTTGAACCACATTTCCATTAGCATCTGTTCTTTGAATAGTAATATTATTAAACATATTACCAAACGCAACAATTGCTTTACGAATTGTTCCCCAATAAAATCTTTGATCTAACATTATCTATTAACCTCTCCGAACGGATTTGACTCAGAGAAATCTATAACATTATCTGCTTCTGCAGTAAAGTAATCATTATCTGCAGCACTAGGATCATTATTTGTGGATTGGCCTTCATTAATTATAGGCGATAATTCATGTGCTTCTGTAACCAAAGCTTCTCCATTTTCTTGTAGCATTTCAAATTGATCTAATGGTTCGGCAAATTGTTTAAATAAGTCGTCAATTTCAGCAACGCCGGTATTAAATACCTCATTAGAATATTGCATCAATTCGCAACTCATTCTAAATACAAACAATTTACCAACTTGGAAAAATGGTGATTGGCTATCCACTTTTCTAATTTCAAACAACGATTGAGTCAAAGGCATATAAATTATATCGCCCTCTGTAGGTCGGATACTTAATACCGAATTACCTGTCGATCCAACCGTTTCTAACCATCGTTTTCTAGCAACAACAAAATTTGCTTGGTCTTTGATTTCCAAACCGAATTTAGTAATTAACTCGTCATCGCCAGCATAACCCGAAACATTTTCCATATACATCTCAATCGGATAAGCATGTTCATAACTGTTATAGGGATCTTCAGTTAAAATATTGTCGGGATTAAACGGTTTTCTAGGTATATAATAGACTTCTACGCCGTAAATCCGCATGGATTCGATAATCAAATCTTCGTATAAATTCTGTTCAGAAGAACGACCGATTGTTCTGCCTGACTGAAAATAATGATTAACTGTTGCCATTTTACTATTGACTTCCTATTGACATGATGTTATCATCATCTATGTACCGGTTTAATAAAGCCTACAAATTATCCAGTAAACATATCTACCGGTAATTCAAATCTAGATTGCATCTCTGCTTCAATCTTGTTAATTTCATCTAAAGCATCTTCATATATTTTATCGGCATTAAGTGTTACACCGCCAGGAAGTTGTACTCCGCTGAATTTTTTAAGATTCTCTCCCCATTGTCTTTTAAATAGAGCAGTAGTATATTGCTTTAAGAATCTATCGTTATATACATCTCTGTATGTATCTGGATCTAATATTCTATAACATTCCACAATGATGTAATCACCCACATTTACATCACCTGCCCAATCCATATCAATGTACAATCTATTCATGTGTCTATTGAAACGGACTGGTTTTGTTCCAACCAATACTTGATTTATCAATTCTAATTCTTGTTTAACCTGATAGTAATATATTAGGTTTGTAGACATTAAACTATATAGATCGTTAATCAATATTTGATA